AACGGAAGCTAAGCTTTTTCATGTCACAATCCCCCCAGGATTTTTTGTAAATTTTCAAGGTTTTGCTTGGATTCTGCGATCATTTTTTGCCTTTCTTCGGCGCTAATTACGCTGATTTCAGGCTTTTTGAACGCATTTTTGAGCGATTCAGGGACGTTTTTGAAGTGTGCGAGCAATTCTGTGTTCGCGCTGGCAGCGATTTCTTTGGCTTCCACCACTTCATCACACAAGCCGTAATCGTAGCACTCCTGGGCTGTCAGCCAAGTCTCGGCATCCATGATCTCGGTTAGCTTTTCACGGCTCAGAGCGTCACCTGTCTTGCTTAGGTACGCTTCGATGAGGCTTTCCCTGATTTTCTCAAGGTCATCAGCCACTTTTCGAAGGTCTTTGGCGTTCCCCATGGCGAAAGTCCACGGGTTGTGGATCATCATCATGGTGTTTTTAGGCATGTAGATGGTGTCTCCGGCCATGGCGACAACGCTGGCGATGGAAGCCGCCACTCCGTCAATGTAGACGTTTTTTTGAGCGCTGTGCCGTTTGAGGATGCTGTAGATCGCCTGCCCTTGGAATACTGATCCTCCCGGGGAATTGATATACAGGTTCAACGTTTTGATGTCCCCGAGAGCATCCAAGTCTTCCTTGAAGCTTTTTGCCGTAGTATCTTGGTCGCTCCACTTGTAAGAAACAATGTCGCCGTAGATGTACAACTCGCCAGTGTCATTTGCAGCATTTTTGAATTCCCAGAACTTCTGCTTTTTCATTCGGGTTTCACCCCCTTTCCCGTCCGTGAAGGATCATCAATGGGTGCCAGGTCTTTGCTCATGTAAAGCTTGTCGCCGCCAGGCTCCGGCGGTAACTCTTCCCACGCCCGGCAATCGTTTGGCTTGAAAACACCAGAACGCACCATTTTGAAGTAGAATTCACCGCGGGTTTTGGTGTCTCCACGCAAAAGAGCGCCGAGATTGAACTTGAAATAAAGTCCTTTCTGGCGCTCCTGCGGGGTTAACAATTTTCGGTTAAACTCTTGCTCATACTGACGTACGATCGGAACGAGCGTGTTTTGAACGAAGTCCAAGGCCAACTGTTCCATGCTGTTGTAGTTCACGCCTTCGGTCATGCCCAGCATATGAACAGGCATGTTGTAGACCATAGCCACCCTGGATTTCGTGATTTTCTCGACTTCGAACACCTTTGAATCGATAAAACTGCGCTCGATCGGGTCAATTTCCACGCCAGATTCCTGGATGATCACGCCACCATTCTCCCGATAGAACTGCTTGAAGCTACCGAGAATTTCTTGTTTCTTTTCTGGTGAAAGGTTCGTCGCCATCTTGAGGATGAAGGACGCTTTTATCGCTCCGTCCATCGTATCCAAGCTGAACTGCCGCACTTTTTGGTCGAAATCGACCGTATTCCGCAGCACGTCGATCGGGCTGATGCCCTTGTAACCTACGGAATTATAGGCGAGTGAATGCCCGATGGTTGCAATATGCTTGACATGGATCATGTCCATGTTGTGGACGTAGTACCGTCCTTTCGGAGCGTTGATCTCGTACCACAGTTCTCCTGTCTTTTCTTCGATAACTGGCTCCACGCGGGACGGATCAAGGAGCAGCAGTTGCTCAACCTGGAACCTGTCATCGTACATCTTCAGGGCGTATCCGTTCCCGTGTGTGTCGCGCATCACTTCCAGCGTCCGGATGAACTCGAAACTGGTCATGTTGGCGTTTGGCGAGTTGGCAACCAGGTCTGCAACCCGGTTGCTTACCGGCGAGAATTCGCGGTAAAGTTTGAGCGGCAGACTCGCCATCGAGTTTGACAGCCGTGACACTGCTGCAAAGATCGTCTCGTTGCTAGCGAGAGTGTTGCCCTTAGAACCGGAAAAAATATTGACCGGCGAAAACCAGCGCGTGAATTCGTAGCCTTGGCCGCTATACCTTCTATTTTGACTGGCAAGTAAGTTCCGAAAGATCATTTCGTTTTCTCACCTCCTTCACGTGGAGGTGTCCGACTTAAAAACCATCCAAACCCCACCAGAATGCCCCCTGTCACATATAGCCCGGCCACGTAGTTTAGCAAAAACGTCGCTCTAACGATCATTATCAGCCCGGCGAAGATGAAAATGTCCTCTGCGAAGTCGCGCAGAAAAATCATGAGGTTTTTCACGGCGAAACTCACCCCCTTAGCAGGTCGTTAATCGAAACAAACTCCACGTTGCCGACAACCTTGGGCGCAGCCAGACGCTTCATGACCTCGACGTGGGCATTCAAAAAGGCCGCAAATCCGTCGATTTTACGGTAGCGGCCCACTTTCGTTGGTATTTTGTTGCGATTTCGGTCCTCAACCACCTTCACGTTGTTCACGTACCAGCGGAAGAGCCGGTTGTTGTTAAAGATCACCTTGCCGTCGATGAAAAGCTCTTTCAGATCGTCCATCGCAGGTCCAAGTGTCAGGTGCCCTTGTCGGACAATCTCGCACTCGAAGCCGTAAGTTTTCAGTGCCTCCACTAGCCCGAAAGCTTTCGCCGGGTCATACATGATTTTTTCGATCGCAAAACGGTCCGACTGCTCCACAAACCAGTCGTAAATGTACTCTTTTTTCACGTACTCGCCGGGAATGATTGTCAGCAGACCCAAACTTTCATATTCGCGGTACGGAATCTTTTCGTTGTCCTGCTTCACTTTTGCTTCAGGTATCCACGAATGAGAAAGGACGAAAACCTCGCCCGTGTCCATGATCGGAAACTCCAGACAGGCTGATGTGAAGTCTTCGCTGTCCGAAAGATCGAACCCGCCGACGCAGCTTTTCCCCTCGAACTGCTTCACATCAACCTCTTTGTTGTTGCGCTTCAGAATCTCGAATGGGATGAACGACTGCTCGCTGCTGTTCATGAAAATATTAAACTGCTTCGTCACCCAGTCGTTGTACTCGGACGGCACTCGCCGGTCCGTATTGAAGTCCTTGACAAGCTGTGGAAGGTCAAGTGTAACACCGATGTTCGGATTCGCCTTGATCCACATGGCCGGGTTTTCGATTTCGCTGATGTCGTCCAACTCGGCCATGAAGTAAAACTTCTGTTCCTGCTCGATGGCACCACTCAATACATCTGCGGCAATCTCGTAGTATTCCATTAGCGGTCCATCGAGCTGATAGCCAGCCGTCGTAATGTACACGACCATCGGCTGCCGGCGGGCGGACCAGGACCGCTTAATGACGTTGATCAGCTTGAAGTCCTTAAACTCATGGATTTCGTCGAAAATCCCGAGGTGCGTGTTCAATCCGTCGAGTTTTTCGCTGTCGGATGCCCGTGGTTCGATCTGGCTGAATGTCTTCGCATAGAAGATGCCTTTTTGGTTCTCGCGCAGATGTTTCTTGAGCGCTGGCGACTTCCGGACCATCGCCCGGGCCTCGTCGAACAACTCGCCAGCCTGTTGCTTGGTGTTCGCCAACACATAGACCCGGGCGCCGTCTTCGCCATCTTTGGACACGGAATAAAGGGACAAACCGCTGATTTTTGTGGTTTTTCCGTTTTTCCGGCCAATAAAAACGAGCCCTTCGCGAAAGCGTCGGACCCCTGTATCTTTATGAACCCAGCCATAGAGCGACCCAATAACGAAATGCTGCCACGGCTGGAGAACAAGCCTTTTATAATCACCCTTCGACGGCCGGCAAAATCTTTCGATGAACTGGATTGGCCGATAGGCCCGCTCCTCGTCGAAGACATACGGGAATTCGTCAGTTCCCTGCCGTTTCAGGTCGTTCAGATGCCGCTGACAGGCCTGGATAACCTTTTTGCTGGCAATTATTTCGCCCTTTACAACCTGTTCAGCGTACCAGGTTGTGAGCAGAACTGGCGAGAAATCATCGAGAATGTGACGCTTCTTGACCTGTTCCCTGCGCCAGTTTTCATACCACTTTTCGATGTCCCGTGGATTAGAATGTATCGAAATCGTCGTCGTCATCGACATTCACACCCATCCCCGCCTTCTTGCGCTGGGCTGGTGTGAGCCCAAGTGATTTTAGCAGGTTGTTAAGCGTCTGAACCGTCTTTGTCACCTCGATTGCAAGCGGATTTTTGATCGTGTTGGTCGCGCCGGCTTTATTTGTGTGCTCGACCAACAGCGGACTTTTCTCGACTTCCTTCTTCAGCCGCCTGTAGTACCGATGTGTTTCGATGTAGAGCTGAATCAGTTCTTCATCGGATTCCTTGTACGAATCGCCGAGGTATTCCCGAATCTTTTTCGCAGTTGGCGCCGCCACCACGAATCACTCCTTTCCTCGTTTTCTCGGGCACACCCCCCCTTAATCTAAAAATCGTTGCGCGCAATGCACGAAGGGGGCCGCGCCGGTCCCTAGACAATCGCCTCCCAATTTCAAGGGTAGGGGGGCTATGTCACTTCTCGCCTTCTCAGCGCCTTGTGCAGGCGTTTTTCTATCTCGCCTAGTATGGATATATGCTTCTAATAGAGAATGCCTGGAAACGCACTCACAATGCGTCTATCCATGCGCTGTCACCACACCTCCTCATTCGCTTGTACTTTGATCACCCTGGCCTTGCGCTTCTTCTCTGGCTGCTTCTTACCTCCGCCCTTCTCCGGGTGCTCCTTGTTGTGGCATGCTGGACAGATGCTTTCCAGGTTGTCGGGATCAAGGGCAAGCTCCGGCGCTTCCTCCAACGGCACGATATGATGCACCGTGTTCGCCGCGGTCAGCTTCTTCTTCCTCAAACATGGCTGGCAAAGATAGTTGTCCCGGATCAAGACATACTCTCTGCATTTGAGCCATGCCTTGGACTTGTAGAAGGACTTTACTTGTTTCAAGTCGATCCCTCAATCCGTGCTCGCAAGGCATCCATCTTCGCCTTGATCTGCTGCTTCAACTTGCTTTCCTGTTTGATAGCCGCTTTGACGTTGCATTTTGGATTGGCATACCTGCGCTGCACCTTCCGAACCTTCTCCTGCAGTTCCCGGATTTCTGCATCCGTGTAGAACGCCACGTACTCATGCTGGCAATGTGGGCAGGTGAAGAACGACTTCTCTACTCCGCCAGATAGATGCTCTTGCTGAAGGTTATGAATCGTGAACTGTTCTTTGCAGCCAGCATCACAGACAGTTGTGATCACCACTATCACTCCTTTCTCTGGAATAAAAAATCACTCTTTTACGAGTGACGTGTCACGAGTATATTTCTTTAATATTTTCTTTAATATTTTCTTTTCTTAGTACTCTACGTGGAGTACAGAACTGTACCCTACGTGGAGTACGGAACCGTACTCTACGTGGAGGACGGTGGTGACTGTACCCTACGTGGAGTACAGTGGTCTCAAAGCCTTGATATATAAGGTTTTTGACGTGACCGTACTCTACGTGGAGTACAGTCGCTACTGCCCATGCTGGTGACGCAACATGGGGATCACCTCCTGAAAAAGAAAAGGCACCGCTTATGGTGCCTCACAGCCATTCTTTTATTTCCTCCAAGCTCATTCCGTCATTCGGTTCTTTTACCTCAACTTCTTCAACGGCTACACTCAGAACATTATCCAAGTTAATGATTTTACTGGTTGTCGCGAACCATTTGCCGTTTTGAATCACTTTTGCAGTAACAGCCATCTTTTCATGGTCCTTGAATAAAATACTCTGACTTTCACCGTTGACAAAATAGAACGTAATTTTAAAAGTCTTCACTCTTTCAACCTCCTTCCATACCATTTTGAGGGAAGGAGAGTATTTTTGTCCAGTCCAAAAGCCCCACTTCTTTCGGCAGGGGCCTCCGCCACGATCCAATCCTTAACCGCTGTGGTCACGGAGAAAGGAGGTAGTGCAGCCGGCTGGCGGGTTACCAGCCAATCGACAAGCATTTTCCCCTGCTTGCCGCCAAAGGTACGTGTCGCTGCACACTTGGGGTAGGATTGGCGTAAACGAATATGAGACGCACTGGACGGGGAGCGAGGAGCTTCGGCGGCCTACCCTCGCATTGTTACTTTCCCCGTGCGCTGCGCCTCAAGCTTGCGCTGCCACTTGCGCTTCTCCTTCTCCCTGAAGGCCAGCACGCAGCTTTCCCATTCCTTCGTTGGAAGGGTGATTTTAACCAGGATCATTCCGCCTCACCATCCCTTTGCCATGGAGGCTTTGGCTTCTCGCCGCGTAACCGCGCGTTGAAATACGCCCTGCCCTCCTCTGGAGACACCCGACCGGTAAGCATCAGGTGTGCCAGCTTGTCAAACTCGTTGTAACCTGGCCACAGGCAGCCCATTTCTTCTTCGTAGTCGTCCTCCGGTCTTTGCTCCGCAACTGCCTCAGCTTGGTCCCGCTTCAAGCAATACGGACAACCGACATCCCGGTCCTGAGCGTCCTCCAGGATGACCAACCAGCCCTTTTCGCAACGATGACACTGCCACTTCTGGAGAAGCTTCATGTCGATACCTCCAACAAAAAAACCGCCCATAGGCGGCTGGTGATTAACTTTCCGATGATACAAATTTAAATCAAAAAAAAGATCACGACACATAAAAAACTTTTAATTTTTTGCTTGTTTTTTTACACTCTGCTAGAATATACCCACACACTAAAATATTAAACCAAAAGGAGGTTGGAAGTGCGTGGTTTCTTCGGCTGCTCAAAGACTTATTCAGGAATACGGTATTAAATTCATCATCAACTACCTTCGGAAGTCGCGCCAAGATGAAGAGCGGGAGCGTAAGACAGGCGAAGACACACTACACGAACAAAAGCAGTTGATGGACAGGGTACTGGAAGCCTACGGTGTGCCATACGATCAAAAGCCAGAGATTGGTTCTGGAGACAAGATTTCATCACGTCCTGTTTTTCAAAGCATCATTGAAGACCTTCGAGCAGGTAAGTACGATGCGATCGCGGTAAAGGAAATATCACGGATGGGACGCGGATCGTATACGGATATGGGGATCATTTATGACCTTCTAGTTGATAAGCGTATTTTCATTATCACGCCGTGGAAAATCTACGATCCTCGGAACCCGGCCGACTTGCGTCAAATCCGTTTCGAATTGTTTATGAGCCGCGAAGAGTTTGAGACGACCCGCGAACGACTCACCGGCGGTCGGTATAACGCGGCAATCGAAGGGAAATGGGTGGCTGGTAAAGCACCATTCGGATATACATATAATCCGAACACGAAACGTCTGGAGATCAACGAAGATGAAGCAGAGACCGTCAGGATGATCTTCGACTTCTATGTGAACGGAATCATTGTAAACGGAAAACGCCGGGACGTCAGTTTTCGAGCATTGGCAACGTACTTGAAAAGAATCGGAATCAAAACGATGCGCGGTCATGATGAATGGCGGCCAGTCCAAGTAAAGCAGGTCCTTTCAAATGATCGATACATCGGTACGATCCGATTCCGAACAACCATGCGACGAGCTGACGGGAAACAGGTTCCACGCCCTGAAGAAGACCACATTGTCGTCGAGAATGCGCACGAGCCAATCATCGATCGTGAAACTTGGGACCGAGCGCAGGCAAAAATGAATAATCGCAGTCGTACCCCTAGATCACGCCTCGACTTTGAACCATGCGAGCTTGCAGGTTTGTGTGTCTGCAAAAAATGCGGTCGTAAGATGGTTCGCCAGAGTAGTACGCAGCATTACCGCAAAGTAGACGGATCGGTTTCGAAATACGAAAAAGAATTCCTCTGGTGCACGATGTCTGGATGCAATTTTGTAAAGTACCGCAACATAGAGGAGGATCTGCTGGAGGTCTTGAAGTATTTCCGCGATTTAGATGATGAGGTCATGAGAGAGCAACTTGCGGAAGTTATAACAGCAGACAATAATAAGCGAGGACCAACAAAAGAAGACATGCTTCAACACATAGAGATGCGCCGTGATGACTTGAAGCGCAGAATGAAATTCATCTATGAGAAATACGAGGCAGGAATCTACACGGACGAAATGTTCCTGGAACGAAAAGCGGAAGTTGATCGAGAGTTGCAGGAGTTGGAGCAAATCAAAGTCGAGGGAGACGAACCGGAGACAATTGAGGAAATCGATCCCGAATTGGTGAGAAAGAATCTTTCCACCGTACTGGATGCTTACATGCAAGCGACACACAAGAGCGATCGAAACCGAATCCTGCGCGCGGTGTTTGATCACGTTGTGGTGGATGTGATCGAAAAGGGGCGGGGCCGGCGAGAAGCCAAACACGTCATATATCCCGTGTTGAAGTTTGACTTGACTCGATCTGACTTTTTGGTAATATGAGGGCATAAACTATTCGTCGGCGGAAATCAGCGCGAAGCGGCCGGCCTTGAAATTGCCCTCCTGGGTGAGCGAGAGCAGGTGCCAAAGAAACTTTTCGTCGCATTTCAGCATCTCCTGGAATTCCATCAAGCCGCGGTTCGCCTTGTTCAGCTCCCCGTCAAAGCGGTATGCCCGCGGATCCGACTCGGAGCCGTATTTGGTGATCGTGGAAAAGTCGATGCTCCCGGTCAAGTCGGCGATGTCCTGGGATTTCGGGTCGGACGGGCTGAACGTGCCGATCCCGACGCGGTCGGCTTCGGAAAAGAGGATACGGCGAACGGGAAAATCTTCAATGCGCCCGCCGTATTCCGTCTCCAGCCGCATGCGGTTGTACGGGGTCAGGTCCCCTTCGATTTTGATCCCCAGTTCTTCCTCGATCTCCGGCCGCAGTTCGCGGGGGATCAGGTGAAGCGGCTCCTCTTGCATCGGGCAGCCGTCCAGCGCGTACACAGCCCCCTCATCGGTGCGGGAGTACTCCTCCAATCCGCGTTTCAGCATCGTCACGATTGTCGATTTCCCCCCGCTGACAGGTCCCATCAGGAGCAGAATCCGTTTGCGCACATCCAGGCGGCGGGCGGCGGAGTGAAAATACTCTTCCACCAGCCGCTCGATCGCCCGATCCAGTCCGAAGATCTCCCGGCTGAAAAACTTGTACGAGCGGCTTCCGTCTTCGTTTTCTTCGACGCCTGCAGCCTTGATCATGTTGTAGACCCGCGAATGTGCGGTTTGGACGATCCGCGGATTTTTGCGTACCATCTCCAAATATTCGGCAAATGTGCCTTTCCACATCAGTTTTTCTTCACGGGCCCTGTGCTCGGCGATGCGTTTTAAAATGTCCATGCTCGTCTCTCCTCCTTCATAAGCCCCTCTCTCTTCGCGAACAACAGTGTACTTTCATGTATATGTCCGACTGCGGCCACGCATGCGCGTGGACCCGTTCCATCGGAGCGGCAACAGGATGCACAATCCTTTTCATATGTGTATGCACAATGACAACACATGTTTCAGCCCTCCCGCGACAAATCTGGCGCCTCCCGGTTCACCGTCAGCCGCGAAACATTCGCGAAACATTCATGAAAATGACAGAAACGGCAAAGCGTAACTCCCTTGCAAACAGGGCAAGCTACGCTATAATGGGAGTAGTTTGGTAATACGAAAGGAGCAGTCCAACATGGGTACGTTTATCGTAGGGTTGGTCTTTGCCGCTTTCCTGTTCTTCATTCTCACGGCGGGATACAACGAGGACAAGACCTGGAATCTGTAAGGCCGAGCCGGATCGCCGGCTTTCCTTTTTGACATCGCTCCCAGGAAAAAAGCAGGCTGCCTGAATTGGGCAACCTGCTTTTTTTTTTTT